CGGTTTTCCGCCTAAAGTCGCTACTGGTTTAATATCTTTTAATCCCGTCATATTTATCCAATTCCCTCGCTCTTTTCCATGCTTCTTCAAGAGCTTCATCACGCTGCCTTTTCACTTTTTCAAGCTGTATGCCCACACAAGCTGCGCCTGCAATAAAGCTACCAATCGCTATAACTATCAAACCGATAGCCATCTCATATCTGTCCATTAGCTCTTATAAAACCTTTCTCTCGCCATATCTCTTAGAACTTTTCGTCTTAATCGCCGTTCTTCTTTTGTTTCCTCTGGATTGAAGCGATCTGAACCCATTAAATCTGTCGCTCCGTGTGTAAAATAAGTTACAGTTTTTTCTTCTCCGACTTTTATTGCATACATTGTTTGCGGACGAGGTATAGAACCCTTTTGCACTGCTTTTCCCATTGCAGTAAGTCGTGCAAACTGCTTGCTACTAAAATCGAAATGCTCTTTTACTTCTTGGCTGTTTCCTTTGAAAATAACTTTCCCATACTGCCAAATTTCAACGACTATTAAATTCATTGTTCTCTCAGCCATTGAAATTCTCCTTTCTTTTTTCGCTTATATTTTGCTTTTTAAGCATGTTTATCTTTAATTAGATAAATTGTTCATTGGACTATCTAAACTCTCAATGTAACCGTAACTTTCACGAATTAGAGCTATTCCAGAACGATAACTACTTCTTTTAAGTTATGATCCAGAAAATTATAAAGTTGTAGCCAAGTCATTTGCTGACCTTTATTGAAAACCGTCCGAATATCTTTGTAATATTGGACTAGCTCTTGTTTGTACTTCTTACGAGCATCAATATAGACAATCTTATGGCCGTATCCGTCATACTTAGCTTTCTTGGCCATATTGTAGAGCTTCATTAATGGTATAGGGTTAAAAGCCGTCATCGCTTGCCTCCTCTATTTCTATATCTATCTGGTTTTTGTCTAGGTAGTATTTTTTTGCAATGAGTACTACTATCTGGCTATCATCTGTGTAATAACCTAACTTTGTCATGTAGTCTTGTAGATTTTTCATGAGGTTATCCAAGTCTGGTCTTGTAGTTTTGAATTGCCACCACTTTTTCTTTTGCTTAATCGCATTCCAAAATGTCACAGTGAGCTGTAAAGGCACATCTTTATCATATGGTTTACTTGGAGCATTGCGCTTTAGTGCGTTAACTAGCTCCTTGTTTTCAGTACCTTTGCGGTTATAAAAAGATATTTTTCCGTTTCTGTATCCAATACCTTTTTGTTGTTGCGTGACTGGCATCTTCTGCAAGTTGAAAGAAAACTTCATTTTCCAAGTCTCGCAATCCGCTCATGAAACTCTTTTCTAAACTCTTGTACCTCTTTTGAATTCTCATAAGCTTTAGTTAATTGTTTTTGTTCATCTCTGAATAAATTTTGTTGTATTTGTCTTTCTTCTTTACCTGGGCTCGACATTTTTATCGCTCCTTTCCAATACTAGACATTTGCATTATCTGAGCGTTATCAAATCTGAATTTAAGACGTCTCGGAAGTTGTTCTAAACGATTATCACTTTCAGGGATCGTCAAAATCATAATTGAGCAGCCATCTTTTACGCTAAATAATACATTTAGTGCTTTTTCAGCATCTTTGTTTATAAAATCAGCTAAAGAGTCAAATATTAATAAATCAGCTTGCTCGATTTCATGCACTTGTTTCATGTATTTATCACGTGCCTCATCTCCAGAAGCTCGATTTTTAGCTAGTTCAACATGCTTTCTCACATTAAGATGTTTAACTTTTTTCTGAGTGCCTACTTTTTTCACTATCCACTCAACCATTTTGTCTGTGTTCACTACACTTAATTCATCCGAAAAGTCATATTTAACAATGATGTCTTTATTTAAATCGATGTGTTTTTTCGCTTTAAATTCAGATATATAATCTTTTACTGACTTAACCGTTTTATTATGGATACCTTCAGCATTACACATTGGGCAAACTCTTACTAGATAAGGATAAGGCTCTCCAATTACCTTCCCATTACTATCTTTTGGATAAGACATAACAGGACGCTTTGAACCAATAATGTCACAACCGTGAGTCTCACAGACTCCTAGTTCCCCACCTTCTATAAAGTTTCCTGACATTTCTTTATGAGTAACTGCCCATTTTTCATTATCATCGTAAAATTGTTCTGTCAAATCATTCCTCCCAATGTTCCCTGAACAGTTTTAGGAGTTTCTTGATAATCCATAAACATCATATTTGATAAAAAATTTGCAGAATTTACACTGTATTGACCTTTTGTATCTTCTGGATTTTCATTCTTGTACCACTCAATATAGTTTTTAGCTCCAATAACTGCTTGTTCTTGCTGGAATGACGGTAGTTTCAAAAATTCAACTTGTGTTATCGCTTTTTTAGATAGGTTTTTACTTGAGAAATTGATAAATAAATTAATAAACTCAGCAAGAAGAGAACTTGGTTCTTTTTCTCTGTTCTCTATATCTATATCTATCTTTAACTCTTTCTCTAACTCTATCTCTGTCTCTGGTGTACGTTTGTCGGACGTTTGTCTGGACATTTGTCCGCTTCCTAAAACGTTACCCTTTTCTTGTGCTATTCTAGCCCTGTACTTTTTCTTTCTATCCGCTTCAGTTGTAGTTTTTCCTATAAAGTTTTGAATATCTAGCATATAAATTGCTCCGTTATCCATAATCTCTACAAGTCCAAGATCTATAAAAGCTTTAAGAGCCTTTTCCACTACTCCTACTGGATGTCTAACAATAGTTGATAGCATTTGCGGGTTAAATGGGATGCGCTCATTAAACATCAATCGTCCTTCGTACTTCAAGCTACGAAGATATAACTTCAGCAGTATATTGCTATAAATTATTCCATCTCCATTGTCCATATTTTCTAAAATAATCATCTCATCAGAATCAAAGAAATTTTCCTTCAATCTCATGTAATAATATTTTTTGTTATCAGCCATTATTCAGCCTCTATTTCTAATGAATAACGTTTGTAAGTAGTGGAATCACCATATCTATTTTTCTGCGTGATAGGTTCTTTTTTGAAAACATAACCTTCATCTTGCAACAAACAAATTTTCTTTGGCAAATCAATAATTCCAAGCTCTGTAAAGCATTCTGCACTTGTAATTGATCCAAATTCCTTTATATAATTTAATACTCTGTCTTGGTGTCTTAATTTTTTATTCATATTAATTCTCCATAAACAATAGGTTAGCGCTGGGTCTCTGTGAGTACATAGCGCCCGACTTACTCGGTCCTTCCTGCACCGAAGCCTAATGTCTGCTATTTAGAATGGTAAATCATCATCTGAGACTTCCATTGGTGAACCTGCAAAAGGATCTTTATCTTGGTTAGATTTAGTTTTCCCTTTTTCTGTTTTATTTGAATTACTTTCTAGCATTTGAAAGTTATCAGCCAATACTTCTGTTACATAAACACGTTGGCCTTCCTTGTTCTCATAATTTCTCACTTGAATACTTCCAGTAATACCAACTAAAGTTCCTTTTTTTGCCCAATTTGCTAAGTTTTCAGCGGGCTGTCTCCAGATAACACAGTTTATAAAATCTGCTTCTCGTTCACCCTGAGCATTTTTAAAACGGCGATTTACTGCTAAAGTGAAAGTAGCTACTGCAGTATTCTGTGGCGTATATCTTAATTCTGGATCACGGACAATACGTCCAACCAAAACAACATTATTTATCATTTGTTTCTCCTTTTTTTACATCAACATAATTTTCAATATCATTAAAAGCTTCAACCAATGGCATAGATAACCATTCTTTTTGCTCTTCGACAGTAGCCCCGTAGTCATTTCCTGCGATACCTACCATTTTTTCGACAACTGCTCTTAATTTTGGTTCATCAAATTCTTTTTTTGCCTTACCAACAACATATAATTTAGGTGGAGTTAGCTCCTCTTCCTCTGGGAAGTCCTCTCCTGCATAGATATATAATCCTAGCCCGTGCCTTGCTATTGCTTTGGTTAAACCACGTTGAATTGCTTTATTTACATCTACGCTAGTAACATTATCAACAGGAATAGATTTGTTTTTAAAATCCATAACTGGAAGATATTCAATATGTTCTAACCCTTCCACGGTTACACCAACTTTGACCCAAGCAGTCTTACCGTCTGTCCAGTAATTCACACCGTTTTCTCGTTCATAGACTTTACTTGTAGCATCTGGATATACTTTATGTAACTCTATCCATGCCCAAGCCCATGATAAATAATCTAAATTATTTTTTTTCTTTTTATTTTCGTCAACATTTACGGAGCTTAGGACTTCAAATGACGTTCTATTTTTTTCTGCCATGAGTTATTCTCCTATTTATCCCATTCAATTTTTGATTTCTTAGGCTTCATGATGATAAATTGCTCAATGTCTTCAAGAATACTTTCCCCATATTTCTTTTCTAATTTAGCAATTGACAATGGCTCCACACTTTCTAAGCCATATTTTCTAATAAGAGCTGTTTTAGCAGAGTTATCCATAACAATTTCTCTGGTAAACTGTTGTTTCCCATATGATAAGCGAGTGAAGTTTTGTCCTTCATCAAGGCGCTTCTTAACTTCTTTCTCTGCCTCTTTTTTCATCTTATCTGCAGCCTTTACAGCTTCTAAAAATGCAGTTAAATCGCTGTTATCCAACTCTTTAATCATTGATGGACGAAACTCAAGCACTTCACCAGTTTCTCTATCCATAGGTATTAGTTGTAAACTCATTTTTTATTTTCTCCTCTTGTGTTATACTAGGAGTAGAAACTTCTCAAAAATTTCTACCCGCTCACTCTGCAAAGTGAGCTTTTTTATTTTTCTTTGAACTCTTTGATATCAACTTCCAGAGCATCCGCTATTTTGCATACCGTTTCAAATAATGGCTTTTTTACTTTTCCGCTCTTGATATGAGCTAAAGTAGCTTTATTTATTCCCGATATTTGAGCTAAACGATAAGTTGTCATATTTTTATCTTTTAGCAATTTTTCAATTTTATCCCACATACTATATATTGTGTCCTTTCGTTTGTTTTTTGATAAATAGATACTATATCTAGTTGAATGCATTAACCTAAGATG